TACAACATTCAGTTTAGTGTGCAGTTTAAAAGCACAGTTAATGATCCTGAGTTTGTAGATGTATGGTTTAGAAAAAATGGTACTAATGTAGCAGCATCAAACAGTAAATTTGGTATCTCACAAAGAAAAAGTGCAGGCATTCCAAGTCATATGATTGGCTCATTAAACTTCTTTATTGGTTTAGAGAAAAACGATTATGTAGAGTTAGCTTGGAGACCATCTGATATTGGTGTAACGATTGAGCATTTTGGTACAGATACTTCACCTACTAGACCAGCAACACCTAGCATCATAGCCACAATGAGTTATCTATCATCGAATGGCTATACCAGTAATCTTTTTACAATGCCTTATATATCAGCAGTAACCAACGGAAGTGCCACTATTAGCCATCCAGCTAATACAGTATCAGGCATGACTTATAAATACATCATCGTAGGATAAAGGAATAATTATGGCAGTTCCAAATCTTTTTAATGCTTCCGCAGCAGTATTAGTTTATGGACCAGATGGCAGGGTGTATGGTAGCCCACAACAAGCTATTGATGCTGGTGTAACAAATTATTCAGCGTTTCCTCCAACTCCAAGAGTTATTACACCTGGAATTGATATGGCAGAAGTAAATCCTGGTATGCCAAAGCCATTTTTTAATAATGCTCCTGGTTTTTTGCCAAGCCCTCCTATTACACCTGGCGCACCAGACCCAAGAGCATCCTCTATAGATGCAACAATTCGCCCATTCCTTACAGAAGGATTGCGCCAAGCACAAGAGTTGTTCTTGCGCCAACAACCTTCAATGTTTCCTGGTCAAACATTTGTAAGCCCATCTGCTCAAACTCAAGAGGCTCTTGCTCAACAGGAAGCTATTGCTCGCCAACAGTCTCCTGTTCTACAACAAGCTCAACAGGCTTACCAAGCATCTTTGGGTCAAGTCGGACAGACTGCTGCTGGTGGATTCTTAAATGCGAATCCTTATCAACAAGCGATGATGGAAGCTGCTACTCGCCCATTAACACAGCAATTTAGCCAAGCAGTATTGCCAGGCATTTCGAGCCTTTACAGCCGATCTGGTCGTTTAGGTAGTGGTGCTATGGAAAGAGCATTAGGAACTGCTACAGAGGCTTTTGGTCGGTCTTTGGGCGATATTACAGCTAACATTGTTGGTTCTCAGTATCAACAAGAACGAGGACTACAGCAACAGGCTCAGTTACAACAAGCTGCATTAGCTCAAGCAGCACCTCAGTTTTATGGTCAGCAATTCCTACCTTCTCAGACATTGGCGCAAGTTGGCGCACAAAGAGAGGCTATTGCAGCACAACCTCTACAAGAGCAGATGTCTCGTTATGCTTTCCAACAGCAACTGCCATATCAACAATTGTCTGGCTATCTATCTTCTGTTTATGGATCGCCTCTTGGATCGTTTGGAACTCCTGCTGCACAACCACAATACTCGCCAAATAGAACTGTCGGTGCATTAGGCGGTGCTTTAGCAGGCGGTTTAGGCGGTTATGCACTTGGAAGTATGTTGCCATCTAGTTTCTTAGGTGGTTATGGTGGTGCTGCTGGCGGTGCTTTAGGTGCTATCGGTGGCGGTCTATTAGGCGGTTTATTTTAAGGCTAATAATATGTCTCGTTTTAATCGTAGAGATCCATCATTACCAGAAGTTACTGGTTATAGTTGGGTTATTGATGCTTATGATCGTGGCAGTTGGAGATCGGATCAAGACTTTGATCCATATACACTCATCTCTGGAAAAGTTAATGACAAAGGATTTATTAGTTTAGCTCCAAGAGATGATTTAACAGAAGCAGAAAAAAAAGCATACAACCTTGCTTTTAGATATGCTGATGTTTATGATAGAAATTTAGAACAAAAAGAATCTGATTTAGGAAACATTGGAGCACAGTTTGGTGGTTTCGGTAAAACATTTATTAACCCAATTAACGAATTTGGTCTTGGTAGAGGTTTAGAATTTTATAAAGATTTAAAAGAAAAAAATTCAGATCAATATTACAACTCAGTAGCTAATGCACTAAGCGATTCCATTTTTAATGCTTATATTGGAAATCGTTATGCAGATGTTCAAGATCTAGTTCAAGCATTAGAAGATATTAAGAACAAAGACAAAGATGCTTATGTAACAGCAAAACTAGGTTTACTTTCTAGCCAATCTGGTTGGCAACATGGTCAAAATACATTTGAAAGGGCTGCTCCATTACAAGCAGAAATTCAAAGTTTAATTCCAGAAGCACAAAAAGCTGGAATATCTAATGAACAAATTAACAATATTGTTAGTGGAAACTTTGCAGAAAATAGCGCAACAAATCAAGCAAGAATCGTTAGAGAGGCAACTTCTGGCGGTGGGTTTAATTTAGGTGAATTTGTAAGAGGCGTAGCTCCTGTAGCAGCACTGGCTATTGGCGGACCATTATTAGATGCAGCATTATCTGCTGGAACTGCTGCAACAGCAGCAGGAACTGCTGGAGCAACAGCACCAACAGTAGCACCAACAGGTTCATCGTTATTATCATATGTTGGTCTTGGCGCAGAAGGAGCAGCACCATTTACAGCAGCACCAGGATTGGCAAGCAATTTGTTTACTGTTGCACCATCTGTAGGAACTGCATTACCATTATCTTTGGGTGATGATTTAGCTCAATTAGCACAAACATATCCAAATATTCCTGTAGAACAATTACAAAGTATTGCAGAAATAAACTATGGATTAAATCCAACAACAGCTTTTGATGCAGCCAATTTGGCTGCTAGTGGATACAATCCTGCAACTATTAATCAAGTTTTAGGTTATTCATACACACCAACAGAATTAGCAGGAACAGGAATAGAATCAAAAGCATTGGGTCTACCAAGCAAAGGCTTAACAGCAGGACAGGCATTGCAAGGTGCTAGATTGGCTAGTGGTTTATTAAGCGGTGGACAACAGCAACAACCACAACCACAGCAACAACAGATGATGATTGGTGGTAGACAGCCAAATCAATATGCTGGTGTAGATTACTCAGGCTTATTAAATCTATTACAACCAAGAATGGCAGCAAGAAATCCAAATTCTTTACTAGGATAAAACATGGCAATTGATCTATCAACTTTATTTGGTCAGCAACCAGACTATTCTGCTTTTATTAGTCCAGAAGAAACGCAACGAATGCGGTCTAACGCATCTCAACAAGCGTTATTAAATTCTGCTATTGCTTTACTAGCACAGTCAGGCACACAGCGTTATCCTGTAAGTACAGGACAGGCTCTTGCCGGTGCATTAGGTGCAGGCATGGAAGGCTATAATCAGTCGTTTGATCGCACTCTAAAGCAGATGGTTACTGGTATGCAGTTAGAGGAGTTTAAGCGCAAACAGCGAGCAAGAGAAATTGCATCACAAGCGTTTAGAAAAGAGCCTGTGCCTATTCCTATGGCTACAGGTGCAGAATCTCAATTGGAGATGCTGTCTCGCCCTGAGTTTGGTGGAGAAATGGCTATGCCAGAAACTGTTGCAGCATTAAGAGCAAATCTTCCAACAAGAACAATTGTAGATCGAGATTTGTTAGCACAGGCAGCAGCAGCAGGCGGTGATTACGCAGAGGCTGCCAAAATGCTTGAGCCAAGAGAGCCAAAACTTCCTCCTGGTGATTTGGGGCAATTTGTAGAAGCAAAAAGATTAGGGATTATTCCTGAATCAATGGGCTTTGAAGATTTTAAAAAAATAGGAAAAGAACCATTAGTTAAAAATATTGTTGGTGGTGAAATAAGTCCGTTTACCAAAAAAGCAGAAGAAGAACTTGCAAAAGATTATGTAACTGTAAGAGAATCTGGAAGAACTGCTCGTAGAGCATTAAGCGACATTAACAGAATTGAAACATTATTAGAAAAAACACCAACAGGTTTTGGCGCAAGCGCAAAATTAGCTGCTGGTAATTTAGGTATTGTTACAAAAGGATTGTCTGATTTGCAGGCAGCAGAGGCTCTTATTAACAAATTAGTTCCACAACAAAGACCACCTGGCTCTGGAACAATGTCTGATGCAGATTTAGAGTTATATAAGAAGTCTGTAGTAAGAATTATTAACCAACCTGGAGCTAATAAACTTATTATTGACTCTACAAAAAATATTAACAACTATATAATTAAAGAAGCAGAAATTGCCAATCAGGTGTTAAATGGCAAAATTACAAGAGAAGAAGCAGATAGAAGGTTTGCAGAGCTTGGAAATCCAGTTGAAGATTTTTTCAGCAAAAATAAAAATTTATTACCAGGCGCTAAGTCTAATAAAGCTACATTTTTAGGATTTGAATAATGCCAATAGCACGATTCCGAATGCCTGATGGCAGAGTTGCTAGGTTTGAAGTTCCAGAAGGAACTACACCAGAAGAAGCTCAAAGGTTAATTTCTGAGTCTTTTGATTTAGAAAATGTAGAGCAACCACAACAACAAGCAAGAAGTGAAATTGCCAGAACAGGCGAATTGCTTGCTAGAGGTGCTATTCCTGTAGCAACTGGTGCAGGTGCTGGTGCTTTAATAGGTGGCGCACCAGGCGCATTAGTTGGTTCTATGGCTTTGCCTATGGCTGATTTAGCTGCATTAGGTAGCAAGTATTTAGAAAACTTAATTAGACAGGCTCGTGGAGTTCCAGAAACTAAGGGCTTTTCTCCTAGTGGAGAAGTGTCAAAAGCATTAGCTAATATTGGCTTGCCAGAACCAACAACTACAGGCGAAAGAGTAATTGAGGCTGTTGGCGGTGGTTTAGCTGGAGTCGGAACACAATTGCCTGCATTGGGTCGATTAGCTACTACAGCAACTACAGAGGCTGGCAGAAGTCTTGCTAGCAGAATGGCGCAAGCACCAGTTGCTCAAACAGCAGTCGCTGCTCCAGCAGCAGCTTCGGCACAATATGTTGGCGAAACTACAGAAAACCCATTATTAGGTATGGCAGCAGGTATGGCTGTTGGATCTACAGCAGGTATTCGACCAAGGAAAGTAGAGCCTGCATTATCTGCAGAACAATTGGCTGTAAGAGCAGATTTAGCTTATTCCAAAGCAGAAAAAGCTGGTGTTGTTGTAAGTCCTGACTCTTTAAAAGCAAGAGTTCCAACATTTGAAAATGTTTTGACCAAAGAAGGATTTGATCCAGGCTTACATCCAGAGTTAAGTGCTGTGCTTACTAGACTACAAAGAGATGTAGAAACACCAAAAACTTTAAAAGAAATAGAAACTTTAAGGCGCATTGTAAGGTCGCCAACAAAAACATTTAATAATCCAGATCAGCAACGAATTGCTAATAGATTATTGGATGAGTTTGATGATTATGTAGACAATCTTTCTGCAAAAGACTTGGTAAAGAGCAGAACAGATATAGTTCAAGCAGCAGCCAAAGAAGGTGGCGATGTAGAAACATTTGTTAAAAATCTTCAAAAAATAGAATCTGCAAAACCACAAGATGCAACAAAAGCGCTAGCAAGAGCTAGAAACTTTTACTCTCGGTCTAAAAAATCAGACGAAATTGCTGATTTGTTTGAAAGAGCAGAGATTAGGGCTGGTGCTAACTTTACACAATCTGGTCTTGAAAATGCTTTAAGACAAGAATTAAAATCTTTAGCACTAAACAAAAAAAGACTTGGAATGTTTTCCGATGCAGAACAAAATGCAATTAAAGCAGCAGCAAAAGGCGGTAATTTGCAAAATGTTTTAAGAGGCATTGGTAAATATGCAGCTACTAGCCCAATTCCAACTGGTGTTGGTGGTGGTATTGGCGCAGGTATTGGTGCTGCTATTGGCGGTGTGCCTGGAGCAGTAATTGGTGGTGCAGCAGTTCCAGCTATAGGAAGTGCAGCTAGGGCTGGTGCAACTAGAATAGGCTTAAACAGATTAGAAGAAATACAAAGAATGGTTTCTTTAGGTCGTATGCCAGAAATACAACCAAGAACTCGTCTAGTACCTGTTACAGGTTTAAGAGGCTTATTAGCATCTCCTGTAGATCAGCAATTTGAAGAACAACAGTAAGGAAAATCATGGCATATACAAAATACTCACTAACCCCCTCTAGTAATACAGCAGCACCTCCAGATGGTGCTCCAGAGGGGATGCTCCCATCAGCAGTAAATGATACTATGCGCGATATGATGTCGCAGATCCGAGACTGTGGCGATGGTATTCGGGATGGCACATATACCATGACTGCTGCCAAAATCACAGGTGGAACGATTACAGGCATTACAGATTTAGCAATAGCAGATGGTGGAACAGGAGCTTCTACAGCAGCATCAGCCAGAACAAATCTAGGATTAGATGGATTTGTTAATATGAAGAACCGCATCATCAATGGTGCGATGACTATTGACCAGCGTAATGCTGGTGCTAGTGTTACTCCTACAAGTGGTCAATATACTTTAGATAGATGGCAAGCCCTTCTTTCTCAGGCATCCAAGTTTTCAGTTTTACAAAACTCAGGAAGTATAGCTGCACCTGATGGGTTTAATAATTATTTAGGCGTTTTATCTTCTTCAGCTTATTCGCTTACATCTACAGATTTTTTTACAATTGGACAGCCAATTGAAGGTTTTAATGTAGCAGATTTAAATTGGGGTACAGCAAACGCAAAAACAGTCACTTTGTCTTTTTGGGTTTGGAGTTCTTTAACAGGAACTTTTGGGGGTGTTATTCAAAACCAAATTACAGTAAGTGGTCGTTATTATCCATTTACATATTCAATTCCTGTAGGAAGCACTTGGACAAAAATTAGCGTAACTATTGCTGGCGATACAAGTGGTACTTGGAATAAAACAAATAGTACTGGAATGTATGTAAATTTTGGTCTTGGTGTTGGTTCTACATATAGTAGTACTGCTGGCTCATGGACAGGAACATACACACTTGGCGCAACTGGAGCAACATCAATTGTAAGTTCAAATGCGGCTCGTTGGAATATTACTGGAGTTCAGCTTGAAGTAGGCTCTACAGATACTAGCTTTGATTACAGACCTTATGGAACTGAATTGGCTTTGTGTCAGAGGTATCTGCCTGCGTTTATTTCAGAATCCACATTAGATGCTCTGAATAACGCTGTTATTACAAGCACAACAACCGCATATGTAACATTACGACATCCAGTAACTTCTAGAACTCGCCCAACTGGTGTAACAGCCTCGGCAACAAACATTATTACAGTATCAGGGGCAGCTGTAACATCTGCTATTGCGTTTAATAATGCAGGCATTGATTATACAACGCTAATATTAACATCTTCAGGACTGACAACTGGAGTTGCTGCCGCAACATTTTTAAATACTGCGGGATCTAAACTATTACTTACGGGATGTGAGCTATGATTTATAAACTTTACAAAACATTAGGTTCAGATAAGTCAAATGCCGCTATGACTATTGGCGTTGAACCACAGGTTAGTTTTATATTTTCACCACAAAATCCTGATTATGAAACCTTCAAAAAAGAAGTCTTAGCTGGTGCAGAACTGCAAGATTCTGAGGGTGTTGTGATGACACAAGAACAGGCTAATGAGTTTATAGCGAGTTTGCCATGACCGATATGATTGACAAGAACGAGGCTGCCTTATCCGCGCATGAGGCAGTCTGTGCTGAACGCTATACAGGTATCAATGCTAGGCTAAAACGCTTAGAACAGATCCTAATCGGTTCGGCTGCTTTTATTATTGCTATCTTACTTTCTCTTGTTCTAAAACTAAACTAATTATGAATTATGTCCGATCAATTTGGGTTTTTGGAGGGCGCAAAGTCTTTTAGCGAAAGCGTAAAGACAGGCAAAGAAGCAGGCAAGACTATCGGTTCATCTATTGAGGATGTTCAAAAAGAAGCAGCATCGGTAGCACAACAAAAAGCCTTAGAACGCAGAAGGCAAATAAGAGAAGCAGAAGTTCTAAAAGAGCAATATTTCAAACGAGCCATGATGCAATGGCAAAAACAAGAAGATATAAGAATAAAAGAAGAACAGGTCAAGAAAGATTTTGTGAAAAATCATGGTCAAAAACGATGGTCAGAAGTAGAAGCCATTAAAGCAAAGATTGAAAAACAAGAGAAGGAAATAGAAAATGAATTTAGAAAAGATTTGGCAGAAGTGCGTAGAGTTATGTATATGTGCTATGCACTCGCTGCAATCGTTGCTTGGTATCTTACTTGGGGTCATAAAGCGTAACAAACCTTTTGCCATCTTTTATTCTGCTCTTATTGCTTTTCTTTTAGTCATTCTTATTATTTTTGGATAAATAATGTTCACATTAATCTCTACAGCTTTGTCCTTCCTAATGGGTGGACTACCTAAACTATTAGACTTCTTCCAAGATAAATCCGATAAGTCTCACGAATTAGAACTAGCTCGGATGCAGATGGAACGAGAACTCCAGATGCTAGAAAGAGGCTACGCAGCACAGGCTAAGGTCGAGGAGATTCGTACCGACCAAGTGCAGATGCAGACCCAAGCACAAGAAAGAAGTGCTATGTACCAACACGATATAGAAATCGGTAAAGGTGCAAGCCAATGGATTATTAACCTACGAGCCTCTGTTCGCCCTGTTGTTACCTATCTATTTGTTTTACTACTAATCGTTGTAGACATTGCCTCTATCTGGTGGGCTTGGTCTAGCGGTGCAGCATTTGCCGAGGCTATCCCAATGGTATTCGATGCAGATGAGATGCAGATCCTAGCCTCTATTATTGCCTTTTGGTTCGGTACGCAAGCCTTTGCTAAGAAATGATTGACCACAAAGTTATTGAGATGATTAAACATCACGAGGGGGTAAAGGTAAAACCTTACCAATGCCCTGCGTTACTTTGGACTGTTGGTGTCGGTCATGTTATAGATCCTAACCATGCTAGAGTACCACTAGCAGAACGAAAGGCTTTACCAATTCCTAGCGGATGGGATAGAGTCTTAACGATGGGAGAAGTAGATGAAATTCTTGCTCAAGATTTGGCGCGGTTTGAAAGCGGAGTACAACGATTATGTCCTAGTGGGCTTACTTCTGGTCGCTTTGGTGCACTTGTGTCTTTCGCCTTCAATGTTGGACTCGGTAATCTCCAAAATTCTACCCTTCGGATGAAACATAACAGAGGTGAGTATGAGGCTGCTGCCGATGAGTTCCTAAAGTGGAATAAGGCAGGCGGTAAGGAATTAAAAGGACTTACAAACAGAAGAAAAGACGAAAGAGCCTTATATCTCTCATAGAATTTTGCCGTATTTAAACAAGGTGTTCTTATCTACTAAGAAAGCCTTTTTAATCTGACTATCCCCCTCCCCTATAAATTCTACATACTGTAGTTTACTCAGGAATATGCACTTAAATATGTGCTTGACCGGCATGATGACAAACATCTGCCCATCGTAAAAAACCCAGTAATCAGCTTGGGTAGCCATTAGTCCTGAGTCTTTCCCATACATCTCTATCTCTACAACGATATTGCCTGTTCTTTGGCTCATCGGGTCAAACTTCACCTCGACTGCCTTATCGATCTCTGGTATCCATATATCGTACCCCTTAAAAGCGTTTACAAGGGTCGCACAAGGGTATTTCTTGCGTAGGATAGCCAAGACCCTTTCCTCTATCTCCAAACCCCTCTGTAGGTCGTTTTGGAAGGTCATAAAGCCACCCTGATCGGTAGGGGGGTGGCACTCCTTGAAAGGGTGTAGCATTGCGCTACTAATGCCGATCTCATCGGGGGTTACATACAACTAACTACAGAACCACAAATTGTACATACTTGTAGCTTACCACCGACAATAAGTGTCTGTGTCTGACAAGCATACGCACTACCTAGTAACATATATGTTACCAATCCTATAGCAATCTTTTTCATG